AACTTGGCCTGGGCATAGGATAAAAACCGATCCCATTCAGGGGTATTGGTCAAGTGTTCGAAGGATACGGCAGCGGTTTTGATCATCCCCATGGCCGTATCCAAGGTCGTGTGATAGGGCCTCCCTTGAGATTCCCGTTGATCAAGTAATTTGAGGTATTCTGCTCTTGATGGAGGCATTATTTCCTCACCACGACCCCTTCACACATGGAACAATACTTGGGAAGTTTTTTGGGTTCAGTGACATACTGAAAATGACCATCCCCAATTTCGATTCGTGAAATCTTTCCCATCACTGTCTTACACCGAGGACACCAGACTTCACTTTCGGGGAGTTTGGTTTTGGCCATTGTTAAAACTCGTACCGTAACCGACTCACCCGTTCAATTTCTCGTTCTCTAAGTAACGATACAACAGTCAACACTAATCGTCGGAGATCCACGGATTGAGATTCATCGATCAGAGCCGCTTCGATTTCCAATAATTGTTTGTCAAAGTGAGAACAAGGATTCTGAATCATGCCCCCATCATCCCTTTCGCTCCCGGCATGGATTCATCCATCAATTGATTGGGGCCTTGGGGGGTCATTTGATCCGCTCCTGGTTGAACCTGACCTTGTGGCCCTGGTTGCCCACCCTGACCTTGCCCCATTGATTGTGCAAACTGTTGAGCCATTTGCATCTGAATCTGCTCCTGCTGAACCTTCATCTGGACCTGTTGCACATACGCCTGGTAGATCATGGCAAAGGCTGGGTCATTCTGAATCAACGGAGCAAACCGAGGATCTTGCTGGAAAGCCATCAAGGTTTGGAGGTGGATCTGCGCACCTTCGGCTGGGACACCCTGTGGGATAACACCCTGGACCATCTGACCCATCGCTTGTTCAGCAGTGAGTTTGGGGGCATCCGCATCAGGAGGGGCATTCAGGTACTTATGCTCATCCTGGCCGGTGCTCACAATGTAATCCCGAATCAGGTTATAGATCTTTTCCTGATTGGTAATCCCCATTTGAAGCATCATGGGATTGATGACCATCGGCATCAATTCAGAGAGAATCTGTGCCTGGGCTGCTTTATTCGTATTCAAAGAATTGGCTTTGAAATCAAACTGAAAGATCCCTTGCAGTTCATTAGGGGACTGTATAACCTGATACGGATCCGCCCCTTGATGTGTTACCCCAGAAATTCGATACTGTTTATTGGCTGGTAGGAACACTTTATTAAGTTCGTGCATCTGCTGGTAGATTTCTTTCAACCCCAGGAACAACCGACGGAGGATTCGTTCAGGTCGAGCATCCCCCTGTTGCATCACGGCCATCATGTTGGTCGATGTGCGTAAGGCTGAGGCTTTACCTTGCGGAACCCCTCCCATCTGGAGAGCCCCCTGCATTGACTGCCGTTCAGCCCATTGCTGGACCAAGGCAATGATATTCATGGCCATCGCTTGGTCGTTTTGAGGGAATTGAGGAATGAAAATATCCTGTTGGGGATTCCCTACAGGATACCCTGAACCTGGTTCCATTTTGATCACTTCAGGTCTAACACCCGAGGCTGACCGATAGAGGAACCAGGGAGTATTCGAAATCGTATGCTTATCAATGGCCTGATCAAGAATGATCTTGGTCAAGTCCTGCATATGCTCAAGTAATTCGAGCATCCCCATGCTGTACCACTGACCTTGAATGGGGATAAACGCAGGAGACGAGGCAAAGGGCCTGGGTCTTGAGAGGTCTTCACGAGGATATTCCTCCTCCAAATACCTCAATCGAGCCAGGGCCTTTACAGCCTTATTGGGGCCTAAAATGACCCGTGCAACCACTTCCTCTTCAAATTCGTCGTCCTTCAGTTCCCATTTGCCAAAGTAGGTCAAGCGGGTAAAGGTCTTAGAGGAAACCTTGGCATTGCCGTATTGCATTCCTGCCAAGGAATCCATCAAAACTTTATGTTGCTCTGCTCCTGCTACGACATCTGAAGAACGATCCCCCACACCCGCCTCAACGCGCTCCTCCATTTTTTCAAAGTCGTCATCCGTGAGGAGATCGTAGTATCCTGATTTGTAAAGACGATGGATTTCATCCCATGATGGGTAATCCACCATGATTACATGATCAGCACCTAAAGGATTTGAAGGAGAAGGAGGCTGAAGATTCTCACACCGTGCCGGAACAATGACATCCTCTAAGGGTTTGGGGATTACACAGGGGGCATCGAAAATCACCTTGTCTTTGGTAATGGTGATAAAGGTTTTTTCATCTTCCTCATAGAATTCGACATCGATTTCTTTGGGATCGGGATATTCAGGGCCGACAAGAAGAAGTTTGTAATGATCAGGGGAAATCACCTTTGCAAGACTTTGTGGAAAAAGTGTTTGCAGATACTTCCCATAGCTAACACTTTTATCCACCCCTTGTGGCAGTAAAGGGACAGGATGGACTTCCCGCGCTTTCCGTTTCTCCTTCACCCACGGGATAAAAGCCACAAACCGGCCATCATTGACGAAGCTATCAATCAGCGCCGCAACCTTTTCCTCCCCATTCTGCTCGACAAACAATTGATAGTCTTGGAGTTCATCAATCGTCTTTCCTTTCTCCATGTCGCCTTTATTCACAGCAATTGCAGACATGACAGGGCGAGAAGCCAAAACAGCATTGTGGAGAGTATCCTGGGTGCGTAGTGAATTCGTCATCAACATGGGCACATGCTGATTCGACGCATTGGGCCATGGATAATGCTTGGGTTCTAACCACCCAAACAACTTGGCATATCGCTGAATCCGTCGGTCCATCCAATCTTGTCGATCAAGTAGATCCTCCTCATAGCGTTCAAGGACCTTCTGGATAAACTTGTCTTTGTCTTCGGGTTGAATGGATTTACGAGTTTTCAATTAGTATCCGTTCCGTCGTCCGGTTGATCCCACATACACCGGGCTTCCCAATGCCTTCAGATTACGAAAGGAAGGGTTGGAATTCATGATGTATTTCAACAAGGTGGGGTAATCGTCAAACTTCATTTTGGCTTTTTGTTTCTGGTCTTTTTCCGCTGACTTTTTAAAGTCATCCCAACTATAGCGTTTCAATTGTTGGATCGTTTTCACGCATCGGGGATCGACATGATACCGAGGCTTTTCGGTGTACTGGTCGGGTTTGAGGTAGTCATTCAAAAGTTGTCGGCCTGATTCTCCATCATCTGACAAATCAAAGGTCAGCCCTGCTCGTTCAAAGGCATCCTGCCAGGTGGTTTCTCGATCCGTTGATGACGGCGACCTCCCCATATTGGGATCCATCAATCGATGAATGACTTTCCACCCATTCTCGCTTTCCAGTTCAAATACTCTCTGGGCCACGACATCAGGAGATCCATCCACTTCCATCTCATAGATCTGCTGAATATCGTCATCAGGAGTCACCTGGGCCCAGAGCAACATATGGGGCTTGCGGGGGTGGGGATCCAAGCCAACAATGACTGGATAGAGGGGATTCACCTGAAGCGGTTGCACATGATTAAACGATGTAACCGTATGCGAAAAGCAGGTTCCGCAAGCCCCTTCTTCGTTCAAAATGGTTCGATCTTTACACTGGAAACACCAGACATGTTCAGTATCGGTAAATAAGGGATGGATACGATTGGATAGACGGAGATGCTGTCCATAAATACGGGTTTGCCGCTCTGCCGCGGTGAGATTCTTCGCCATCTGGGAAATCGCATCTTGGTCCAGGTTGCGATTTTCTGTGGCATACATCTCGACCATCTCATAGGCAGGATCATGATCCTTTCCAGGTAGGCACTTCTCATAGACTCGATCAATGATCCAATCTACGGGGATCGTAGGATCATCTGGCCAGGTCATCGAAAGGAACATTCTCCCTTTAACGCGAGCCGTTCTAACTGCATTTTCCACCCAGATCATTTCCTTGGGTGGTTCATCATGCATCACCAGGTGAAAGTCACCTGAGGCAAAATCAGACGGATCCTGGTCATAGGACATGAATTGGATCTTGGATCGCCCTTCATACTTGCCAGAAAGCGGATCATGGTATAGAATCTCAAGTGTTCGTGTCCTAGCAGTCCATGAATTGTCCCATTCACCCTTAATCAAACAATGCTGGGGGATCCACCCATAATGCCCCTTTTCCCCACCTGGTCGGTCTACTCCTTGCCAGTTCCACCATTGGAGCTTGGGTAAAATGATGGTTTCGAGAGTATTGGTAATAGATTCCACCACCACACGACAATTAATCGGGCCACGAAACTTCTCTACAGGATAAACTTCACGAAGAGAATCAGGC